GGATAATGTACTCTTATATGCGGATCCTGGTTCAGTTATCTCATATTCGGTAACTGCTCCACCACTAACAACAACTTTAGCAGTAGCACCTTTCCATACAGCAGAAGCAGGTGCAGAAGCATCATCAAATAATTTTACGTTATAGTAAGTTCCATCGGTATGTCCACCACCACCTGATAATGTTCCACCATACTTCAAACCACCAAGATCATGTTCTTTTGTAAGTGTTAGAACAGCAGAAGTAGTATTATCAGCTACTGTGCTAACTGTATTAGCAACACCAAAACTATTGACTAGTTTGTTGGCAGTTTCTCTAGTGATACTCTTCTTAAGATCATTAGTAACTACATCACCAATAGGGAATCTTTTAGCATAACTATTTGCCTGTTGTGGATTATCATCAACATTATCTCGATCCAACTCAGGATAAAGATTAACAACATTTTGATTATATCTTCCATTTAGAAATTCTTCTTCCATAGTGTTTCCACCATTCAGAACAAATAAGTGGAAGACACCATCTTGTGCTCCCTCAACATATGTGTTTATGGTTTCTGATCTATAGATGAATAAATTTTCTTGGTTATTATTCCTCTCAAATCTAGGTAATGAAGTAGATCTAGTATTAGTATCATTATTATAAGTTCCTACATTATGAACATTGCCTAAAATGTCAGTTGTCTTGTAGGTAAAAACCTTATCATTAAGAATACTATCTACTAAGAATGTTCCATTGTAACCTTTATCAGCTGCACCATTAGTATTGACAGTATCAGTTATATTCTTAACAATAATCTGTTCACCTGCATTTAGATTATGCGATTTATCTGATCTAATAGTAACTATCTTAGTAGTACTATTGTAATCAAGGTAAGAAATAAATCTTGTATTTCTATCATAATCATAATCAGTCGATCCAATAGAGGTTCTAGTAAAATCTGCTGCTCCCCTTACATTAGTAGAACTAGAATCCTGAATGATGAAACTATCACTAGGATCTCTGGCATTATCTAATTCTTTTGGAATTACATAACGAATCTTATAAAGTTTATCATCTAAACTTCTATTATCGTTCTGTCTTTGGATGTATGGGATGTCCTCATCACTGTCATCTAAGTTTGCCCAATTATTTTGTATATCATTCTGATACTTACCAGCAGTTATGGAACTAACGTGGATAAACCAATTATTTAATGTAGAATCATATTGTATTGGATGTCCAAATTCGCCTGGTTTCTTATCAGAAACTCTACTAAAAATCTTTAATTTACCAGCAGCAGGATTGGATATAGTTTTAATATATTGTGGTGTAGTTCTTTCTGCATTAGTTTTTGATGATGCAATTTGAATTGTATAATCATCTAAACTAATACCATCTTGCCTACCAACACCATTAATAAGATTCTTTTCAGAAGTAATTGCATAGTAAACTCTATGAGGATCTAAACCTTCAGGTAAATCACCATCTTCCGCAATTATTCGGATAGATTCACCATTGTTTAAATCATGCTTCTCACCATTTTTTTGTGATAGTGTTATCTGGTGTATTATATTTGAACTTCCTTGAGTAGTGTCATTATGAATACCCTCATATAATTTCTCTGAAGTAACTACAGTATGATCTGCGACATTACCTATCAGATATTCACAAGTTTCGGTTACACTACCAACCTTTTTAGACATAGCAATAGTAGCCTTAACTGTGGTTCCATTTGCTAAGTCTATGTAAATTTTTTCATCTTTTCTTGCACCGATTCTATATCCCTGTGCAATTTCAGATGGAACAAGGTTTATGTTAGTTTGCCCCAACAAGTAAAGTTTGTTTCTACTATTAGCAGTTTGGTTTACAGACTTATCAAGTTGATTCAACTCAATGTTAGATTCTTCACTTTCAACCGCCTTTGGTGCAATAATTGAAGTGATATAACCCTTATTATCTTTATCAAAAGATTCTTTCTTAAATCCATCAGAAGCAAGTGCAAACTGACCGAAGTTAGAGTTAGAGTTTGTAATTGATGCGTCACCACCAGATTCACCTAAGAAGTGGATATGATAACCAATAGCGAACACAGAAACAATCTGTAAGATAGCATCATTCTTAATTGTAATGTGTGCTGTCTTCCATCCATCTCTGTAGACAGCATCTTTATCTAAATGGTAAACAGTAGCAGCATTTAGAGATGATGATTCGGATGATAGTAATTCACCAGTTTGTTTCTGATAACTAATACCATCGTAAGATCTACTACTCTTATTGTATTTTACAAATGCACGATCATCTTTCTGTAGTGATATACCAGTAAACTGAGCAACAACCATAGATCTAAATCCAGTTGCTTTTGCACCATCAGCCTTCATACCTTGCATACCAAGAACTGATCTTAAGGAACAGTTAAAGATGTATGGTGATGCACCAGTAACAGTATCAACTTCTACACTAACTTCTGCACTACCAGCACTTAATCCACCAGCAGGACCTGCCTTCAAGTTAGGTGGAACATATGGTAATAGGTATGTAAATTGATTCTCATTTAAAACACTATTAACCTTAGTTGAGATGTTATACGTTAATTCATTAACACCTTCAACTTTAATTGGTGTACCACCAGTTAATTCATGCGGAACTGCTGTTGTTACAGTAACAACTTGACCTGGTGTTGCACCATCACCTGAAATAATACTTGTAATTTGGAGTCTATCAGAGTTAAATGCACCTACGATTTCATACTCAGGTCTTTGTTTTGCAAATCCACCTGGAGTAGTAGGAAACTTCTCATCAATATCTCTGATTGATGCTCTATTATATGCGTTGGATAACTTACTATAGTAAACATCTAGATCAGTTAATCCACCAAATTTATCTAATTTATTGACACCATCAGCATACTCAAAACAAGTTACCTTATGATGAGAAAATACAGGTTTCGATCTATTACTACTGTCAAAGTTAGTAGGATCTGTATATACTGTTGTAGATTCGTCTCCATCGAAAATAGAGAACTGCCAGAAATAACAAGCACCAGTAACTCTAAAGATACATGTTCCTTTTACATTATCATCAGTAGGATTAGGAACATACTTAGGGCGAATTTTTGTTTTTCTTAGGTCTAATCCAACAATAGAAGTTCCTCTAGGAACTATAACACCACCTTCTGTACTATTAAACTTATAGAGTATATTATCTTCTTGCGTTAAATCAAAGTTAGAGTTAAGAGTTAATGTAAGTGTATTTTGAGCACCTGATTCTGCACTACTTGGACTAATAGCAGTAGCAGTTCCATTAACATTCTTAATACCAAAACCTGGACGGTTATCTATTAAATGTTCACCTGGAAATAACAATATTGTTGTTTTTTCTACTAAGTCATTATCATTTCCTCTTAGATATGAAAATCTAGCGGATTCGATAAGTGCTCTTTGTAAGGTCTTGAATGGTTTTGTTAATGAGTTACCCTGATTTTCAATTCCATCAGTGGCATCAAGATCATTTGGATTAACATAAAGAATGCGACCTTCACTATTCTTTATGAAATTCTCTAACTTATTAAGTGGCATCTTTTTATACTACTAGTCCAGTTGGTATTTCTATGTTCTATTTAGCTTTGCTATCGGTAGTTAATTTTGGTTCAACATAAGTAATGATTTCAGGATCAGCATGTTCCTTGATAACATCCATAACACCCATAAACTGATCTATGTTATCACACTTTACAAATTTAGTTTCACCTTCACTACTAATTAAAGTAATTTTTCTTTTACAGACATCAACTATGATGTCTTGTACAGTTTCATCATTCATAATTAAATATACCGCATAATACCTATATATTCTCAACGTAATACCAAGTAACGGCAACTCTCTTCTTACCTGCACTTACAGGTTCACCTGCATGAGGATAGCACCAGTTAGATGGAAATATAAGAGCATAACCAGGTTTTGGTTTGACTGATAAATGTGCAAATGCAGTTCCACCACCTTTAGTTGCTTCCTTTAGATATAGTATAACAGAGATCTGTCTATAATACTCACCCAATCTAGTTTCTGTTGCTGCATCATGATGAAACTTATATTCTTGCCCTTTTTTATAATCTAATACCTGTATTCCTTCTCTCCAAGATCTAGTTCCTACAGCACCAGGCACGGGATAATAACCAAAATTAGAATGAATTTTTTGTACTCTTCTCTTATATTCATCCAATCCATTATTCATACCAGTATGAATAGTATTAGTTATTTCATGTGCATCATCTAAAGATACTCCAGTGCTAGATCTAATATCAGTATTAGTTTGACATTTCTCACCAACTTTACCAAATACAGTATTATCTTGGAAATCTAAAGTATCAATATATTGATTTACCTTTTTAAGGTCAGAACTATTAAGAACTTTAATTACTTGTATCAGATCATTCATCTAGTTATCCATCTAGTTCAATTATTATAGCATACTATGTGGGTTTTGTCGGCCAAGGAGGATTTGCAATATCTGTAGTGTTGGCAGGTAAATCTCTCAATGCCTGTCTATAAGTAGCCCACTCAGTCTTCTTATCAGATGATAATGTACTATCTGTTGTTGATTGAGTCCAATCAGATTCTAATAATTTTTTATCTCTAGCTTCTCTCATACCCTTTGTCCATGCTTCTGTATAATCAACTGGGTCAAAGAATCCACCAGCATCAGTGTATTTCCAATCAGGTCTTACTAAGCATCGATTTGCAATACCAGCAAATTCACCACGATAAGTAGCACCAATAGCAACGAAATGATGTTCAGTAAATCCCATTTCAGCACAGGTTGGATTTTTAGAGGTATCTGCATACCCTACTATAGTAGTTGCTACTAAACTGGTAGCATTATCAACTATGGCAAAATCTATGTAAGTGGTTCCAATACCAGCTCTTATATTAGTTTGAATAGCATCAGCATCAGATTGCTGTTGAAGATCTGTTTTTTTAAAATCGTCTAGAAAACTCATAATTAAACTGTAA